GCAGCTATTAATTCAGAAACCGAGATGGCAAAGGGTGCTGGTGGTTGGGTTGCCTCATTATCAGCATCAGTCAGGCCCGTGGTCACTTATTGGATTCTTGCTATCTGGTCAGCTTCGCATATCTGGTTTGCCGTCATTGCTTCCCGTGAAGGACTGCCTGTTCAAGAAGTATTTAAGATGATCATGTCGCCTGACTTTGCTGCATTAGTAGCAGGCACGTTTAACTATTGGTTCCTTGACCGTACCTTGAAGGCTAGAGGATTAGCGTGAAACTAGATCTAGCCGCTGAACTGTGCCGGAGGTTTGAAGGGTTTTCAGCCAAACCTTACCTATGCCCTGCGGGGGTGTGGACGATTGGTTACGGTTCAACGTATTACGCTAATGGGGATAAGGTAACCAAAGACGATCCTAGTATTGACCGTGAGTATGCTGAACGGTTATTGATGCACGAGCTTGTTCATACCTATGCACCGGGAACTATTAGGCAATGCCCCATCTTGTTGACCCTTGCTATCCAAAACAAGGATTGGGGTAAGCTTAATGCTATTGTAGATTTTTGCTATAACCTTGGCGTTGGCAGATTGCAGACCTCTACACTTAAGCGCAAAATTAACCAGCAAGATTGGGATGGAGCCATAGAGCAACTTAAGCTGTGGGTCCGTGGTGGCGGTAAGGTCTTGCGTGGGTTAGTTATTCGGCGTGATGCTGAAGCTGCACTGATGAGGTGAGCCGTGCCATTAAAAAAGATACTACTGAAAAGCGGGGTCAACAAAGAAAATACTCGCTATACAAATGAGAACGGTTGGTATGTATCCGACAAGGTCCGCTTTCGTCAAGGCACCCCAGAAAAAATTGGTGGGTGGCGCAGAATATCGCAAGCCGTTTACTTAGGGATTTGCCGTTCTCTTTGGAACTGGGTAACGCTTTCCAATTCTAATCTGCTTGGTGTAGGTACTAACCTCAAGTATTACATTGAGCAGGGTGGTGCTTATTCCGACATCACTCCCATACGTTTAACTCAGTCAGTTACTTTTGCTGCGGTTACTGTATCCCCCTTCTCCTCAACCATCACCGTCACATCAGCTAATCACGGTGCAATCGTTGGGGATTTTGTCACTTTCTCCGGTGCGGTAAGTCTCGGTGGAAACATCACGGCAGCGGTGCTGAATCAGCAGTATCAGATTGCAACGGTTCCCACAGTTAATACCTTTACCATCACGGCCAAAGATCCCGGTACGGGTGCGCCTGTCACTTCAAACGCCTCGGATAGTGGTAATGGTGGTGGATCTTCGGTTGGTGCCTTCCAAGTTAATACAGGTCCGGGCGTTGCTCAGGTTCCTCTGGTTGGATGGGGCGCAGGTGCTTGGGGTAGTGGGTCATGGGGTGTTACGCCACAGGTTACAGATCCACTGAGGATATGGAACGCAGGCAACTGGGGCGAGGACTTAGTTTTTGGTCCAAGAACCGCAGGTATTTATTACTGGGATGCAACTAACGGCTTATCAACAAGAGGTGTTGCGCTCAACAGCCTTGGGGGTACTGTTACCCTGACAATAGCTTCGCCTTGTGTGATTACGCTGTCTAATGTACTTGCTGAGGGTACAGCCATTAAGCTTGCTACTACTGGCGCACTTCCAACGGGGCTAACTGCTGGTACGACATACTATTTAATTAATGTTGATGGGGTCACTGCAAACCTGTCAACCTCTGCAACGGGTTCGGCTATAAACACTTCGGGCAGTCAGTCTGGAACGCAAAGTATCTCTACGCTTGTCGATGTGCCGTTAATGCAATCCAACATGCTTGTATCAGATGCTTCGCGGTTTTTGATTGTGTTTGGCACAAATGAATACGGCAGCACTGTTGCTGACCCCATGCTCATTCGTTGGGGGAATCAAGAATCTTTAGTTGACTGGGTGCCTTCTGCATTAAACCAAGCAGGTAGCCTGCGGTTATCCCACGGTTCGCAGATTATTGCAGTGCAGCAAACTAGGCAGGAAGTGTTGGTATGGACCGATTCTGCCCTCTTTTCTCTGCAATACCTCGGCCCACCGTTGGTTTGGGGGTCACAGATACTTGGTGATAACACTTCAATCATTGGGCCAAACGCTACTGCAATTGCATCTGGGGTTACTTACTGGATGGGTGTGGATAAGTTTTATGTGTACAACGGTAGGGTGCAAACACTTCGTTGCGATCTACGTCGGCATGTGTTCAACGACATTAATAAGTATCAGAACTTCCAAGTTTTTGCTGGTACTAGCGAAGGTTTCAACGAGGTTTGGTGGTTCTACTGCTCGGCTAATTCCACGACTGTTGATCGGTATGTGGTGTACAACTACGCTGAAGATATTTGGTATTACGGCACGATGGCACGTACGGCGTGGAGCGATTCAGGCATTCGCGCTTACCCACAAGCTGCTACATATAACTACAACATTGTTGATCACGAGTATGGCGTTGACGATAACGAAACAGGCACGACGCTACCAATTACTGCTTACATAGAGTCTGCTGAGTTTGATATTGAAGATGGGCAAAACTTTGGGTTTGTATGGCGTATGGTGCCGGATCTGACATTTGATGGGTCTACAGCAACAACACCTCAAGTTACGATGACTCTTTACGGTATGAACGGTTCGGGGTCTGGGTTTAACACCGAGGCAGCTAAATCTGTTGCCCGTACATCCACCGTTACAATTGAGCAATTTACCAATATCGTTTACACCCGTATCCGTGGGCGACAGATGATCATGAAGATTGGGTCCGACGGGGTCGGTACGACTTGGCAGCTTGGTGCACCACGAATTGACATCAGGCAGGACGGCAGACGATGACTTATGTTGTTACTTCGGAGTACGCGCTTAATAAAATAGTTGCGCCTAGCCTTCCTCTTGCTCCTTCAAATTATGAACGGGCATTTCACGATCAATATAGCAATGTCTTACGCCTGTACTTCAACCGCATCGATGACTTTTTGGCAAAGCTTATGGCAACTACATCCACACTCCCAATTACGGGTACGGTCACGTTGCCCGGAACTTATTTTGATGCGTTTGGTCGGCAGCGTGTAAGTCAGCCTTACACCCTTTTTGATAGTCAGAATAGGTATGCCGCTGATAATCAGTTTGATGTATCAACCACGGGTACAGGTACAACTACTTTTCTTCCTAATGAAGCAGCCGTCAAGATGGAAGTTACAGGTGCGGGTGTAGGTTCGGTTACCCGTCAGTCTTATCGGTCCTTCCCTTATCAGCCGGGGAAGGGCTTGTTGGTGCTTGCAACCTTTGTGATGGATAGCAGCCAAAGCTTAAATCTAACGCAGCGGGTTGGTTACTACAACGATCAAAACGGCGTGTTCTTCCAGCGAGTAGATGGAACCTATTCATTTGTTTTACGGTCTTATGTCACAGGCACGGTTTCCGATGCAAGAACGGTAACCCAAGCTAATTGGAACGGCGACAAGTTAGATGGTACAGGTGAGTCAGGTTTGACGCTTGATCCTAGCAAGGCGCAGATTCTTTGGATGGATTTTGAGTGGCTCGGTGTTGGATCGATCCGCTGCGGATTTATTATTAATGGTCAGTACATCGTTTGTCATACGTTTAACAATGCAAACGACATCTCCAATGTTTATATGACCACGGCCATTTTGCCGGTTAGGTATGAGATCAGTTCAGCCACGTCTGCGGTTGCGGCCAGCATGAAAGCGATTTGCTGCTCGGTTGTTTCCGAGGGTGGATTTGAACAGACTTCTATTGACCATGTAGCAAGGCGCACCACATCGTTTACTAATATTGATACAGCAGCGTTTTATCCTATTGTGTCCATCCGTCTTGCTTCAGGACGCACTGGGGCAGTGGTGTTACCCAACCGTACACAATTTCTGCCACTAACCAGCCAGAATTATGAAGTAGCGTTAATAAAAAACACCACGCTTACTGGAGCAACTTGGGCGGCGACTGTGCCGTCTGATTCCAATGTTGATTATGATGTTGCCGCTACAGCGATGAGCGGTGGGACTATTGTTCAAACAGATTACGTCACATCAACGGGTAGTGGCGGTACGGTAAATACTTCCACAGCTACGGGCTATAACTGGGACTTACAACTTGGTGCAACCATCTCAGGCACAAGTGATATTTATACGCTAGGTGTAAGGACTGTATCTGGTGCAACTAAAGGTGATGGTGTTGGGTCTATTTCTTTCTACGACCTAACCCAATAGAATACGCTTATGTCCTCCTCTACTAACCCCCTAGCTGCTTTCCAGCAATTTGTTGCACAGCAAAAAGATCCTTACGGTCTTGAGCGGCTTCGTGCTGGCCTTGCATCTAAGGGTATGAAGGAGTGGTCTGAACCATCAGTACAAAAATATATTGAGGCTCAAAAAGCATTAGGTTCGGTCGGGGAAGAAAAGAAAGACTTGCTTGAGCAATTTAAAAAGATTCAAGCAGAAGGTGGGCGTGAAGGGTTTCAAGAAGATGTTGGTGAGACAGTAGAGCAAAGGCTTGCCGCCCAGGGTTTTTCTACTGATCCACAGGGGCGAATTGTTTATACGCCGGGACAAAGATTTGATATTGGTAACAAAGGAGTGATGCTTGGCACCCAGCTTGTACTTGACCCTGAAACAGGAAAAGTTGTTGAAGCCGGACCTGCTGTTGATCAACGCCAGAGTCAAGGTCAAAGAATTCGTCAGGGTATTATGGCGGTTGCGCCAATTGCGCTTGCAGGTATAGGCGGTCCATTAGCAGGGCTAACTAATACAATAACGTCTTCTCTTTCAGGTTTAGGATCACTTGCTCCTGTTGCTGGTAAAGCAATTACTTCAGGTTTAGTTGGCGGCTCTCTTGCCAAATTAGGTGGTGGTAAATTCGGTCAAGGGTTCAAAGCTGGTGCAGTGTCTGGCGGTATCGGTGCGGGGATGAACGCGCTGGCCCCCGATCTTTTTAAAGGTCTTGGTTCGTTAGAAACCCCGGCTAAATCACTAACCACATCCGCATTAACGGCAAAAGCTCTAGGTAGGAAGTTTGACCCCGCAGCCGCCATTCAAGGTGCGGCAATTAATACTGCTTTAGGTGAGGGCGCAAAAGCTGCTGGGGTAGATCCAAAAGCATTTAATCAATTTATGCAATTTGCTGCACCGATGATTGCAGCGCGGCGCAGGCCGGGAGGTGGATGATGTCTGAGTTTTTATATGAAGGCGATGACGGAATTGGTGGCGATTGGAGTGGCGGGGTTGACTATCGTACTTATTACGAACCTTCGTTTAGTGAAAATCCAACGGGGGCAAGTTTTTTTCTTCAGCCGATAGATGCCAGAATATCCCAGTTTGAAAACTTTCTTCAGAGTGACGAGGCTAAACAATTTTCTCCAGCGCAGTTAAAGGAGTTAGAAAATTTAGTAGTTGGCGGTATTGACCCGTCGCAAATGCAAGAGCTTATAGATCAAGCTGAAGGAGATGTAAAGCCCGGAGGTATTATGTCGGGCAACCCTTTTGGTACACAAACGGGGGGAACTAAAGGACAATCACTCCTTGACAAACTCCTCTCAAACAAAGGTCTTCTCCAAGCCGGACTTGGTGGGTTAGGTGCTTTAGCTGCGTATAAATCTGCAAAAGATGCCCAAAAACAAGCTGCTGGTGCTACATTAGGTAAAAATGCTCCTGTAACAGCAACACGTAGTGCGTTTAAAGGTACTAAGTATTCTGCCGAAGGAGGTGGAATTGGGTCATTGGATATGGCGCAAGGGGGACGTGCACTACCGCCACGATACCTCGACGGACACTCAGATGGCATGGCAGACAAAGTCCCCGCAAATATCGACGGTAAAAGACCTGCTGCGCTTAGTGATGGCGAGTTTGTTATTCCTGCTGATGTTGTTAGTCATCTCGGTAACGGCAACTCTAACGCTGGTGCGAAACGTCTTTACGAAATGATGGACCGGATTCGTTCCGCCCGAACAGGTAACCACAAACAGGGCAAACAAATTAACCCTGCTAAATTTTTGCCGAGGTAATCATGGCACTACCCACACTACCCTCTGGCTGGGCAAACTACACACCCCAGCAAAAAATATCATGGTTTAACGCTAACGGGGTAACAACTGCGGATTTAGCAAGTGCTGGTGTTCCGCAATCCGACATCGATTGGATGCTTGACAACGGCTATAGCCCGCCTGCTTCTGTAGTTGCTAAACCAATTCAACAAGAGCCTGTCAGAACGCAGTCAGAACCTACTTATCAAGAACCTGTTTATTACGAACCGGAGCCTGTTTATACAGCTTCTTCTGCCCCTGCCCCTGCCCCTGCCCCTACATCTACATCAGCCCCAACTTATAATGTTTTTGGTTTGCAATGGGATTCTTCTGCGCCTCTGTCTACAAAACAAGGCTATGTTCAAACACTTTTGAACTCAGGAATTACTAGCGATCAAATTAAAGCCAAAATTGCTGAACTAGATCCGGCTAGTGCTACGCAATCAACATATGATTTGCTGGGTATCCCGAAGGCTACCTCCTCTACTCCTACTCCTACTTCTACTTCTACTCCTACTTCTACTTCTACGACTACCCCCGCCGCTACATCTACTCCTGCTGTTGATACTAGTTCTGCTGTTGACAAATTAAATGCTTTTTTAGACCAAGCAGCGTCCAACACCGGTATTTACGAAGGTAAACAAGACTTACAAGATAAGATAGCTGATCTTGTTAAAAGCACTTCTGTTACTGATAAAGCAACTGTATATAACCAGCTAAATGATAATTACAGCGACAATCAAATTAAAAGTGCTATTGCCACTGTTACGGGTAAACCTGTTACAGATACAGATTGGAATTATTTAACGGGTGCGGCTAAAGTTCAGGAAGTCGCGCAAAATCCAAAAACTACATTGCAACAAAAAGCTGAGTTATATAACGATCTACAAGAACTTTTTCCGACTCAATCAAATCAGTTTATTAATGATCTGATTAATACTGTTGCGCCCGGACAAAAAGCAGAAGACCTTAAATATCTTGCAGCCGCTTCGGATGTACAAGATGTGGCATCAGGCACTGTGCAAGATAAAGCTAAGGTATACAACAACTTAATTAGTCAGGGGTACGATGCAGCTACCGCTACAAATATTATTAAAGATGCTACAGGGCAAGCTCCGACTGCTAAGGATATGGGGTATTTAACCGATGCGGCCAAAGTTCAAAGTTTGGCAACGTCCACTGACCCAAACGCTAAAGCTGATTTTTACAATGAGCTATTAAAACGCTACGACCCTACGGCAATTGGTAATTTATTTACTGATGCGTTGGGTAAACAGCAATCAGCTTCTGATATGAAGTATTTAATGGAGCTAGCGCAACAACGGCAAACCGCAGCTACGACTGCACAAACTGAATTGCAAAAACAACAAGCTGCTGATAAAGCTGCTGCTGATCGCCAGAAAGCTGCGTTAGATGCTGCTACACAAGCCCAAGAAGCTGCACGTAAAGCTGCTGCGGGATCAACTTTTAACACTGGAATTACTTACGGCACCGATATGGGTGCTGATCGCAAAGGTACGGGCGTAGATATTTCTGGTGAATCTGGACTTCGTGGCGCATACGCACCGTATGTTGAGCGTATGTTAGAAAGAGCTTCTGCTGAAGCCGACGTACCTTTTCAGAAATACACAGGCAGCTCCCCCCTTCTTGAGTCTGGCTCGTGCAGGTATTGCCAACTTAACAACCCCGGCGCAATTCCTACAAGGCTCAAACTTAGCGCAGGCTGCTGGTATTGGTGCGTTAGATTATGGGAAATATAAACCTACCTCATTTACCACGGGTACGTTTGCTAACCCTAATTTTGCTTCACAACTTTCCCCAGCAGATTTAAAAAATCAAGCTGCTCAAAAACCCCCCGGTTTTTTTGATGGTGGTGGGGTTGGTATGGGGTTACCAAACTATGACAGTTTCCTTAAAGAGCTTCCATACTCTGGTTCTGCTTCTAACTCTCAAAATTATGACCCCAACTCTGCGGATATGATGTATCGAGGAGGGCCAGAAACTCAAGCACAAAGAGATTTCAAACTCCAGCAAGAAGGCCAAATGCGTAATATGCAAGGTATGGCCGGTGGTATGGGCGGTATGGGCGGTATGGGTGGGGGTTTGGGTAGTTTAGGCGGGGGTTTAAATAAACTTGTAGGTGGAACAGGGCAATTTAATGGGCCTACACCTGGCCCTTCTGCATCAACTTACATCCCAAAAGCACCTTCACCTGATGCAATAGCTTACACCTCAGAACCTACTTATGAAGAACGTGCCCCCTCAATACCATCTAACCCTAACCTGCAACCCACAACTTATGGTGGGCAGAACATTACCAACGTTCAAGCATCTTATATGTCACCTTTTATGCAAGGTGCAGTTGATCCCGCTATTAAAGAGGCTAAACGTCAAGCTGAAATAGCAAATCAGGCAATCGGTGCAAAAGCAGCGCAGGCAGGTGCTTTTGGTGGTTCTCGGCAAGGATTGATGGAGTCTGAGTTACAACGCAATCTGTTAAATCAGATTGGCACTATCCAAGGTCAAGGGTTACAGAAAGCTTACGAGTCTGGTCTTGGGCAGTTTAATACTGAACAACAGCGTGCTCTTGAGGCCCAGAAATTGGCTGAGCAATCTCGACAGTTTGGTTCTGAGCTTGGACTTAAGGGTTTGCAAACTAGCATTCAAGCGGGTAGTGCCCTTGGTAATCTTGGTCAACAGCAAGGCTATCTTGATCTGGCAACGCTTAAACAAATGGCGGATCTTGGGCAGCAACAGCAGCAGTTTGACTATAACGAGTTCTTGCGCGGTGAAAAGTATCCGTATGAGAACCTCACGTTTATGAGAAATATGCTGCAAGGACTGCCTTATAACGCAGCATCTACTGGTATTGACCCCATGTCTCAGGCATTATCGGGTGGTATTTCTTCCGTTTACTTAGCGCAACTTCTTGGTGGGTTGGGAGGTTAAAACATGGCACAGATTCCTTTCTCCCCGCCTCAGACACAGGCTGCGCTACAAAACCCTGTCCGGTTTCCTGACCAAAGACTTCAGGAATATGCTAGAGGTCAACAACCCACTGGGCAAGTCACGCCACAAATGGCGCAGCAAGAGATGATGGCTCGTGGTAACGAGCGTCAAGCTTTTCAACGCCAACAAGCTATGCAAAACAATCCTGCAAACAGCCCAACCATCTTTCAACAGAAGGATATGGAATTACAGCAAAAAGCTCAACAGCTTGCTGCGATGGGGCAACAGATACAACAAAAAGAACAACAGCTTGGTCTACTTGGCGCACTCATGGCTAAGAAAGAACAGGATCTTGCTGGGCGTGAACAAGGTATAGCCACACTGCCGATGCGCCCTGATATGTTTACTGCGATGGATGGCGGTATTGTGTTTAGTGGTGGGGGCGGTGTACTTGGGTTTAAGAAAGGTGGCGATAGGGGCGAAATGGACCCAGAGAATGCTGCGGAATCGCCTTACCGTATTAGCGAAACTGTTGAAGCCGATGTTCCTTCAACCACAGGTACTTCCACAGGTAAGCTAGATCCTCTACAAGAAATTATGGCTGCTCGTCGCCGTATTACTGAGCGTGGCGATAAAACTATGCTCTCGGAAGCTAAACAAAAAGAGCTTAGAGACCAGCGTATTGCTGAAATGGCTGCGGAGTTTGGAGAGTATGAAAAAGGTAGAGCTGGTAGAGAAGCTCGTATGGCCGAAGCTTTGCGGGGCCAAAAACCTGAGTTAATGGATTATCTTGGCGCGATGGCAGCGGGGGGTCCAAAGCGTACGCTCGGTGAGACTTTATCTGCTATGGTCCCCGGTACTCAGAAGCTTCGTGCTGAACAACAAGCTCGTGATATGGCAGCAGCTAAGTACCTTGCAGAAGCCGAGGAAAAAACTGCTCAAGCTGCGCTTGCTGAAAAACGCGGTCAGCGTGCCGCTGCGGATAAATTTCTTCAGGATGCACAAGCAGACCGCCTTAAAGCATTTGAAGTACAAAAGGGTGTCGAAGACACAGGCATCCGTGCGCTTACGTCTGTTGCTGAAGCAGAATCCAGAGAGCGTAGCGAAGCTAGAAGAGCGCAAGAAGTTGCGGAAAGAATGGCGTTGGAAAGAGAGAAATTTAAATCTGAAGAAGCTTACCGCGCTGGTGAACGTGCATTCAAAGAGAAGATGGTTAGGCTTGAAGCTAGCTTACGACCGAAAGAGTTCTATAACCAACTTCTTGGCATGGCAACCAACCCGCAAGATCCAAACTACGAATTTGCTAAGAATTTACTTGAAGCTCGTGGGGGCCGTAGTGGTGCGGGTGCAGATGGTAGACCGACGTTTGATCAAATAACAGATAACGTAGAGAAGCGTATGCAGAGCACTGATATAAATAAAATTATCAAGGCTGCTGCTAAAGATCCTAAGAACCCTC